ACGCCGCTCTACCATACGCAAACTGAGACATTGATATTTCACCGCCAACTGACAGATCAGACTGCGGGCTTTCTACTTTAATACCAACGTTATTATCATCTATAGAGATGACTTTGGTTTTTGTTGAAGAGCTTATCATCGAAAGATCTGCTCTTTCGTCGCCTTCATCGTAAGTAATGTCCAGACCGTGAGTGGCGCTATTGTTCCTACCTAATAGCTGTAATGTAGAGTCGTAGGTAGTTGGAGACATCACTCTAAGTACAGCATCTCCAGTTGACTGAATATTGAATATTGTATTTGGGAGTGGATTTAAAGATGAGTCCGTAATGCCGACTAAACCCGGCCCTTTAGTTCTCATTAAAGTAATTGCGTCTAAAGGAGATGTCGCATCATCGTATGAAGATATCGTTAGCCTATCTTTATTTTGGCCACTTAGGACTTCATCCTCTGCGTCAGTATAATTTATACCAAAGCCTACTACATGATCTACGCCACCAGTATTCTTAATTCTAGAGGCTCTTGAAACAAACTTTTGACCGATCACAACACCCGAAGTCAATGATGTATAAGAAACATCGTAGTCTACCCCAGAACTTAAGAAGTTTACACCAGAAGCTCTATTTTGAATGACATCTGTTCCGTCTATATGTCTTTCTCTAGTAAAATAAGCGGTGTTGGAATTATTTGAATGCAGATCGTTTTCAAAGAAAAGACCAAAGCATCCACTCTCAGATAATAAAGATAAGCTCTCTCTGCCTATGACTCTATCTGTTTGGAGATGGTTTCCAGAAGCTATATTTATACTTATGCTGCTGTTCCAGCTAGACTGAGAGTTTATATTGTGATCTTCTAAGCAATCTGGAGCATTACCCGAAGGGCTGAAAATCCACTCGTATCTTCTTCTATAGTTTGAAGGTGAAGTACCACTAGAAACTATTACAAGACCAGCTCCATCTAGGGTGTCATCATCAAGATATCCACAAGGTGTTGGCTCTCCATCACATACTCCTGAACTAGCAAGATATAGGGTTCTGCATTCATAAACGCAGTCAACAACATTTTCAAACGTTAAAGCTGAAAAAGTATCTACATTTAATTTAGAGAAGTGCCCTATCCATTTAAGATCTGGAGTGCCTAGCTTATACTTGTTGCCTTCATGTGGAACTAAATTTCCAGCTACGGTCACAAGGCCCTCTGATCCAGATGGGGAAGGTGTGCCTAAGCCAAGTTTTCCTCCTGAAAAATATACATCATCATTGATGGAGTCAGAGAGCCAAGCAGTTTTCCATCCAAAATCTTGCTCACCTAAATCATATGTTCCCGATAAAGAGGGTGATACTGCACCAGAAACTTCTAGCGTGCTAGATGTGTGCAGTCTTTTAGTTCCTATGCCGAGTTTTATATTGTCTAGCTCTCCATACATTAATGGAACAGCTCCGCCACCCTCAGTTATGTCAGGACAGTCGGAAGTAGAGGTAACATTATTTATTCCCAGATAGAATTTGTGGCTATATTTTTCGCCAATGCCACTTCCATGGAAATATCCAGCCCCAGCTCCAATTGCTATATTGTTATCGCCATATTTGTTGCTTTGAAGAGCATTGACACCTAAAACAGTATTGTCATTACCAAAAGTGTTACCCGCTAAGGACTTGTAACCAATCGCAGTGTTTCCACTACCGTATACATTACAAGTTTCTGAGTAAGACCCAACGGCAGTATTTTCTCCACCATTGTAGTTATTATGCAATGAGCGATAGCCAAAAGCTGAGTTATCAACACTTATATACTGCGGTAAGTATAGCTTGTCGATAGCTTCTTCGCCAAAAATAGTAGTTCTAGTCTCTACTGTTGAGAAGTTTGCAGTATTTACATGCTTACCCTCTAAAAATAGATGAGTAGAATCAATCATATCAATTAAGTTGTGTCTAACATCGTGAGGCGATATCATCATCCTAGAGTTATCTAGAATTTCACTATTGATATTACTTACAATAGTTTGCTTTGGCAGAATAGGCATCTAAAAACCCTTATTATTTGAAGCTAATTTCTAATGTGTTGTAGTCAAATTTTACATTATCTCCAGCATATATAATTCTTGGATTATCAAGCGCTGCGTGCATTAACACATTTCCGGGTGGATTAGCCTCATCTGTGCTTACGTATTGGGAATCGCAGATAGCAATCCCAGAAACCCATCCCCAATCTAAAAGGGCCGTATTGAATACAATCTGACCACTATTTCTAATAGTTCCACTACCAGTTTCAAAATCTTCTTGTGTGTACGAAAACTTTGTCGCTCCGGGAGCGCCTAGATTTACTCTAGTATAGCCAGTACCAGAACCATTAATTCCACTTGGCAGCTCAAGAATCGTAGTGCCAGTATCTGCGTCAGCCTTATCTGCTTCTTTTACACCGCTAACTAAAGCAATTGATATATTAGAAGGTGCAGCGAAATTTTCGCCTCTAAATACGAAATTTAAGAGGCCCGACTCTAAATAATTTGATAGAGCAGCCA